AACTGCTAATTGGTTATCAAGACCTTCGGTAGTGAAATTAAATGTCGCCGCGTCCTGGATAATCTTTTCGGCGGCATCAACGCTTCTTAAATTTTGTTTGATTTTTTGGTTGCGCAACTGTTCTTGCTGCCAAAACTTAGAAAATCTTACTTCAGCTTTGCCCGCGCTTTCTGCAAGCCTGGCGCGTAACGTGCCCGCTGATACTGGATCTATATCGGACAAAGCAGCGGAATAGCCGTCTGACACATCTTTTAACTGGCCTTGTATAGCACTAAATGACGTTTTGTTTTTTTGCCCTTCGTCTAAGATCCTGGTAATTTCTAATTCTGCACTGCTTTGGATCTCGGCAATGGCAATTTGATTTGCAGCCTGGTAGGCCGCCTTTTGCTCGATGCCCCTTGGCCCGCCCTGGTCTTGCAATGCTTCTAAAACAGGCTGCGCTCCTTCGGTACGGACGCGCTCCAGGCCGCGCTGCTCCGCCTCTTCGGCAGATTGCCTATAAAGAAACTGAGACATTTGGTCAAAGGTTTGAGACATAGCCATACTTGCGCCCGCCTGTTCGCGGTATGACGCAAAATCAATGTTTTGCGGCTGCCTGTCTCGTATGCCTAATCTTTGATACCTGGGAAGCTTTGCCATTATAACGATCCAACTCTTTGTATGCCGGTGCTAACTGTTCCCAATGCGTTCCACATAGCCGCAGTTTTAGCGTTTTGTCCCGCTAACCTATATTGATTTGCCTGGGTGGCCGCCTGGCCTTCTGCAAGCAACGCATTGTCCCTGGTAATGTTTAATTCCCTAATGCCTTCCGCTTGAGCATAGAGCGCAGTGGTTCTGGCAGATCCACTTGTCGGGTCAACACCCCCGGCTCCCGCCCTGGCAATTATCGCCGCCAGGTTTTCATTAAGGTTGCGCAAAACATCTGCGCCCATTTGTTTGTACGCAATGGCCTCAGATCTTCCCTTTAGTTCCGCTTGAGATGCCTGGGCATCGTACTCAGCGGCTTTTGCCTGGCCCGCCTGGATCTTGCCCATTGCGCTAACAGCGGTTGATGCTAACATCAATCCAGTTGATGCGCCCCCACCTATTGCTGCCCCTGCTAATGCTACCATGTTAAGACCCCACGCTTAATTTGTATTCAAGCCCCAGGACCGTCATAGCCAGGGGAACGCTTTGAGTTAAAGTTATCTGGCCAGTTGCGCTATACCCTAAAATACCATGCGCAGTTTTTACGCCAGTAAACGGCTGTATTGCTGTATCCAAAACATCCTCACCGAAATTTCGGAATGAAATTTGTTTGCCGTTTATTGTTAAATCTTTTGTCCTGTTTAAGATTGCGTCAACCTGGACAATGCGTTTTTTTACGCCCTGGACAGAGCCAGATGCTAGCACCGGCTCGGTGGGCATTGTTTTTGCCTGGACAGTGTAATTCAAGCCAACCTGGTGCGTAGCAGTGGCGGCCGAAGCAAATGTTATTGTATGCGGTGACGCTCCAACAGTCTGAGCGGGTTCCACAATGCCATCACGGACAATCTGCACCGTCTTGCCCTGCAAGTGGGGCATGGTTACTGACGAGCCTGATGTGCCGCTCTTTGCACTATCTGTGGTCAAACTATCGTCAAACTTTTCCAGATAGTATTTAGTTGCAGAATTTACGGTTCTTTTGACAATTACATAAGTTTCGGAAATCTCAACAGCCACAGCCTCAAAGGTTCCATCTGTTGTGAACACACTAGGCGCGATTACGTTTTGACCAACCAGGATAGAATAAACTGACATTGATCCATCATCGCCGTTCACCACAAATAGACGGTCAGCCTCATCTGTTGATGTCGATCTTCGCGCAGCCAGGTCAACCGGGTTTTTCATTAAGTGCGAGGAAAGGACAGATATTTGTTGCACCTGGTAAGAACTTGTCCCGCTTCCGAATTGGAACGCATTAAGTGATTTACCTTGCCGCTGCACAAAAACAGACGCGCCGTTTAAATCTTCAATGGGAACGCCCGGCTTTGACCCTAACCTGGTTTGTGGGCGAATTAAAAAATTGCTAGGAGTGATAGGTGTATCTTCTGACTGAATGACAACAAATTCAGATCCAGTTGAAAAAATGCGAAGGTCCGCACCCGCAATAACGTTATTAATGCTATTGAGTTGGTTAGTGTTTATTGTTGCCTCAACGCTCTCATCGTCCAGGCCGGTCCCAGGATCAAAGTTAAAGTAATCAATAACCCTGGACCCCCAGACAGTATTGGGCCGGGATTTGGACCCGCCAAAATATAAACGCCCTTCGTGGAAGGTTGCGGATCTTGGCCATCCTCTTGTGTTTGACCAAACATCCTCATATCCATGTTCACTTTCCCAATTTCCCGCAATAACTCCGCTTGTGTCAAAAAACGGAACTTCAACAACTGCTTTCATAACTGTTGCGCTTACAAACTCGACATACCTGGCGCGGCCAAAGGTGCTAGTTACCTGGGCATATTCACCAACCGCAGACGCAGCAAACGGCTCAACCTTGTATGCAGTAGTATTATCTGGCGCAGTATCCCAAGCCGGATAGACAGTCAAAACCTTTGTGGATGCCACATAATCCTCAACGTGCCTGGTCTGCCCCGAACCTGTGCCCGATGTAAGGGTTATAAACATTCCGTTTGGATCATCGTCAGATGTATAACTAGATGATGATTTTAGCGTAATTGTGCTGCTTGCCCCACCTTGAGCAGTCCCGGTATCGTTGGTATTTGCCGATGCCGTGATTGTTACGTTCCCGGATGTAGCGCTTGGCGTAATTGTATAGTTGGGCATATGCGTATCAAACGCATAGGCATACTTAGGCACATTTGTTAGCGGTAAGTTTGCAAGTGTCCATGATGTATCTGAATTTCTAACCAGGCGTTTAGTTTGCAAATCTTCGTGGCAAAGAATTAAAGTATCAACAGCTTGCGTATATTGCATTTCATCTAGCATTGCGGCTGTAATAGAGGACGCGGCAATGTAATCATTTCCGCTGCTATTTATATTTGTTTGCAAAACACCGGCCTTGAAAACATAAATGCGCCCGGCAACCAAAGCCAACATATAGCTGTCATTTACACTAAACTCAAAAGGGATAAGCTTAAACGCGGTAAAAGAAGATCCAAAATCATAGATAAACTTTAGGCCGTCACGCCGCTTAATCCCGCCCTGGGGCTGCACAACAACGTTAGTCGCTTCCTCTAGGGCATTTTGATATTGCGCTATATCAGTTCTAGCCCGCAAAAGTGGATCCAGTTCCCCCACCGAAAAATTGGTTTGAAACTGTGTTAAGCGCATCTAGTGCCTCACTGATATTAATTCATAATCATCTATGACTTGCGTTGACCGGCCACGGCCGTCAATATTCATAGCCTTGCGCATTTCTCCACCACGCCCATTTTCCGATGGGGATCCGTAGGCTAGTGCGCGATAGTAATCCGCCTTTGCAGTTTGATCTGTTATGATAATGGCCAGTTCAAAAGCCATAGCTAAACGCAAGAGGCGAACAAAATAAGGCGGCATTTTGGCCTCGTTTACGGTAGCCTGGTAATCGATGTAAACAGTTTCCAGGTTAGTAAACACCTGGTCGCCGTACACTTCCCACCCATATCGCAGAGGCAATTCATTGCTGCTATTAGATGCAAATATTGCCAAGACCCCGGAAAGCATATCGCCGGGCATTTGATAAGCATACTTCCATTCATTTGTTGGGGCGGTAGACAACCTAGCCAGTTGCGTTTTCTTAATTGAGAAAGACCATTGATATGTGCTTAGAATGGTATCTCTTAAATCTGGGTACAGTCGGTCGCAAGCCTGGGCAGCGTCAGTGCCTTCTGTAAACGAGGATATAGGGGCAGCGCCCAAAGCAATCAGCGCATCTGAGCAAATTGAAAGAGCCGTGTCTCCAGTAGCCATAACACCTCCGGGTTTAAAAAGGGGCCAGTTTCCCGGCCCCCAGGGGAGAAATTAATCGCCGTCAGTTGCGGCCAGGGTAGTCCCATTCGCAACATCAACAACGCCAGACGCATTTGACAAAACTTGTGTCAACGTCGAAACGCGAGTTCCGCCTGTGGACGTTACACAATAGATTAAGTCGCCAACCTCTAGCGTATCAGAAAGGCTATTAAAGTAACCCTCTGTATTTACGTCAGCAATCGTATCGGCAGTGCTATACGAATACATAACAGGAGCATTGCCCCGCTTCGCATTGCCGCCGATAGCTGCCCAACCTGTTGAAGAAAAAGCCATGTTTGATCTCCTTACTCAGTACAGCTAATTTTTACGATGCCATCATCATCTATGGCAACACTGCCCGCAGAGAACATAGAAGAAACAAGGAACGATGTCTTTTCTGGAACATAGTTCACTTCTGACTTTTGCGCCATGCTTTCGGCATAGCCCATGCTGTCTTTGTGCCAGGCAAAGCATGAACGAGTTGACGGCTTTGGAATGCCACCCTCGTCACGATCACCCATAGTGATGATATTAAAGCCCATGAACGATGAAACCTCACCGCGCACAAGAGCTTTTACAGTCGCAAAATCGCTCGATGTTACGGATGTTTCACTCAGCAAACTGTCTAGCTGTGAAGCGTGCATAAGCAAGTGGCGGCCTTCGGCGGGAACGTTCTTTTCGTTCATTGCCTTTGCGGCTGCGCGAAGCTTCGCAACGTTCATGTTAGTGCCAGATCCGCCAACAGTTGTTGCAACAGTTGATGGTGATGCCGCAGCATCCAACGCATCGATGCAAAGCTGATCCATCCGGCGGGCGATTGCTTTAGAAACAACCTCAACCAACTCTCGACGTTCATCGAAATTGACATGAGACTGATGGAAGATATCTGAATATTCGCTAGCGATATAGTCAGACATTGTTGCAGTCACCTGGCTATAGGTGACGTTTAACGGAGTTACGTCAGTTTGGGGAACCCGAACCTGGGCAACGCCTTTTCCGATTTTTGGAAATTTAACTGTATTTCCTTGCACATTTGCGCGTGAACGCATTGTGCCGCGAAGCAGTGCTTCGCCTTGATAA